CCTGGATTTTTTTACGCGTGTACACTACCGCCAGGGCTATGATTATTGCCGCCACGGTCGCTATGATTGCGTAAACGACCCATCTGGAGAGTCCTCCCGAATCCACGTTACCGTTTAAATTATCCACAAATACGTTTGTTTCTACCGTAGGGGTATTTTCCATTTACATTTACAAAACAATTTTTTAATACTTTATTTTTGCTTCAGATTTTCCCTTGTCTTGAAATAATTTGGGCCATACGAGATGAATATTTCGTCGCCCACATCGATATGTTTTTATGGCAAACACATGCAGTTCCTTGAGTCTAGCTGTCAAATCGTGTCGGGCGTGTTTTTACACGTCCGACAATATTTATATACCACGGAGTGTCAATATGTCTTCGTCAATAGCCTGCTACTTTTGATTTTGATACTTTTACATTGTCACTTTCTAACATTTTATATATTCATAATACATTTAAATTAGTTGTATTTATCGAAAAGTCTTTCGGCAGAATCATTTCTGACGATCGGACAGTTTACGTCGTACGTTGCGACGATTCCGTCATGAACTGCGTTTGTCACCATCTTGATAAACTCGCGATCGCAGTCATACGAATAGCGAAACTTGACGCCGTTGTATGTGTCGAGTAGCGACTCTTCAGAGCCGTACCACTTGATGAACTTGGATGTCTTGGAGTGCTTGACCATCGCGATGAATCCTCCAGTTCCTCCGAATGCAGAGGGGTATTCCACGGCCCGGCACTCTTTTTGACTGGAATGGAAGGAAGCATACTCGGAGTTCTTGGTAGTGTATCCGCATGAGCATTTGTAAAACGAAGTCATGATTGTTTTACACAAACGTTTGTAAAACTCGTTTAAGTACCCGGACAAGCTCCCTTGGTCAAACGACAATCGACCGTGAGAATTTTTAAAAAATTTTACAAAACAATTAAAATTTTCAAATGGCAAATTCGGTAAGCATAGAAACCAGCTTGAAAGTGTATGCTCCGGCGACTCCGCCGATATATGGGGCAACGGTTGGGATCCAAGCATATGCCCAATTAGAAGGCCCCTTGTTGGTAATAGGGAGGATGTAGTGTGCGAGGCGGGGGCAGAAATCGCGAGCGGGGTTTGCAGCAATCGAAGTAACCCCTCCCATCCCGAGGACCATCACAAAAACAAGCCAACCGATGCTGATTCCTTCGAACGAACGATACAGCGTGAAACTTGTCGGGTCGGTGATTTGTTCATGACGGGAAAAAATTCCCAGCGCCGATGCAATGAGAATTGTGGTACACAAGACTTCTACGAAGAATGAGTGAGTCCAATGGATCTTCACCGCGGGTCCGGTGGCAAACACCGAGAGCTTTCTTTTTTGATCTTCTTTGATGAGACGATCGTCATTAGATTCCACGTCTACGTCTGGTGCGAGGTTGAAATGTGGGAAATACAATAGGTACATCGCAGTTGCACCGAGAAACATCCCGACCATCTCTCCTCCGATCGATACAAATGCTTCTTCTGCGTCTATTTTCCCCAAAACAAGCAACGCGATGCACATCGCCGGATTCAGGTGAGCCGAAACGAACCCGAAGATAATAATAGGAATCGCAAAGCTCATGCCGAACCCAAACGCGATGAATCCAAAACCTACCGAGTTACCCCCCTTTGTTTTCAGGAGATGATCATTTGCGACGACGCTCAGGCCGAACAGAATAGCGAGGAACGAAGAACATGCTTCTGTTCCGAACTTTTGGAGTAGGGTGTATGCCATTGTATAATTTAGTGTGTGTTACACGTCTGACTATTATATTTATAGATGACTTTTTCACCGGGACAAATGACAGTATACGAATGACCGGGACAAATGACAGTATACGAATGACCGGGACAAATGACATCTCATATCGTCACAAAAGCCTATAAAACAACGAAGGCGCCATTAAAATCATCAATCTAAACAATGAACTCTCTGTCTTTCCCCGTTACCAAGCCATCCGTCGCCGTATTCTCATCCGGGCGCTACGTGAAGAAATTCCTAAAGCCGCTCGAGAGCGTATGCACTCCACAACATTATGATGTCCCTCTGTCAATTGAGAGCGCGCACCTTTCCGCTGGTTGCAAGGCGATCAACGTGTTCGTGAACGACGACCTCTCTGCGCCAGTTCTCGACATTCTTCACGAGAACGATGTCAAGATTGTCACGCTTCGTTGCGCCGGATTTGACCGCCTGGACATCGAACATGCCAAGAAGCTGGGTTTCTCGGTATTCCGGGTTCCCGCATATTCCCCCCGTTCGGTGGCAGAGCTCGCCCTAACTCATATGATGGCTCTCCACCGTAATCTCCAGTTGGTGCTCCCCCGGGTCAAGACCGGGAACTATTCTCTCGAGGGTCTCGTCGGGAGCGAAGTCACCGGGAAAACTATTGGGATCATCGGCACTGGAAAGATTGCCCAGGAATTTATCAAGCTCGTGAAGCCGATGGCCGGTAAGATCATCGCCTTTGACATTTACGAGAACGAAGATGTCAAGAATATGGGAGTGGAGTACAAGAAGCTGTCTCACGTGCTGCAGGAGTCAGATGTTATCAGCCTGCATTGTCCTCTAACGGAAGACACTCGACACGTCATCGACAGGATGTCTCTCCGGACCATGAAAAAGAATGTGATTATCCTTAACACTGCGCGCGGTGGTCTTATCAACACTGACGACCTAATCGAAGCGTTGGAGAACGGGAACATCGCGGGCGCCGCGCTGGATGTGTATGAAAACGAGTCTGGTCTATTTTTCACGAACAGATCCGATCTGTCTATGGACGACCGCATTCTCCAGTGGGACCGCAACATGGCCCGCCTGGCGAGTCTGCCCAACACGATTATTTCTCCCCACGTCGCGTTTCTCACAGGAGAAGCTCTCGACAACATTTGCAAAACTACCCTGGATAACCTAATTTGTGCTTTTGATAATGATGGCAGCGTGTGTGGCAATATGGTATTCTAATTGCGTTAAAAACTTAACAAATATAATATTTGCGATGCTTACGTTTAACAAATTAGTGTAATATGGATGCACTCCTAAGGATCAGGACTAGGGATGTGGGCGAGGTTTTGAACAATAAGGTCGACGCTATTGTTTCGAATGGGAAAAAACAGCCCAAGGGTGCAAAGGTCCCGAAGGTCCCGAAGGCCCCGAAGGTTCCAAAAGTTCCAAAGGTTCCAAAGGGGGTGTCTTCAACAAATAAAAATGGCGAATTTGCAAAATTTACTCCCATAAAAGCACCAAAAAACCCTGCTCCTCCCGTCCCATGGGAGGACGAAGACGCTGACGATTTGGAATCTGCTATAGTTTTGGAGGACGATGGGAAATTTGAAACTGAAAACGATATCTTTACTAAGCAAGACAAAGAATGGCATGAACTCATGAAGGAGGCTGACATAGTAAATAACGACGATTCTTCGTCAGAAGTTCCAGATGATGATAATTCTGTGTCAGAAGTTCCAGATGATGATAATTATTCTGAAACTGCTTTTGAAGACGATGGTTCTGAGATGTCAAATATTGATAGTGAACAAGAAGACAGTGACGTATTTTACAGTTATGCTCCCAAAGAGTCGAAGGTAACTCCAAAGGCCACCAGGGTATACTCGGGTATTCCGATAGACTTTGATGACTCTGATTGGTAGTTCGTTAAAAAACTGTAAATAATATATGGTGTAAGCATAAGCACGATGGAACCCATTGTTGAGGATATTATAGAAATCATCCCCGATAAGAGCGAGGACACTGAGACTGAATCCGGCAGCGAGTTTGATTTCGACGAAGACGATGAACAATTCATCAACGTGGATGGTGATAACAACGATATTGAGCGCATCGTAGACGCCCTAGGAGGCCTATTCGTGTCTTCCGATGGCCAGACCGTGGCAGACATTTATGCCAAGATGTCCGAGACTCTGGACAAACACACCGAGGCCCTTGAGAAGCAGAACGATATCCTGGACAAGCAGAACAAGGTGCTGTTCAGACTCGCCAAGGTGATCGAGGAGGCCAAGAAATAAACACAACCAACATCAAAACTCATTTTGTCGATACGAAGAACGTCCTCATATCGACAATATAGATCACTTAATAATAGGAACGTGTAAGAAAACACTTAAAATGGGGTATATTTATATGCTCACAAATAAAGTAAATGGAAAGTCGTATATCGGCCAGACGATTCGTCCCATAGAAAAACGCCTCGAAGAACACCAACGGAAGGGTAGGAATTGTTCGGCGATTTATAACGCCATACAAAAACACGGATGGGGCAACTTTGAAAAAGACTGGTACGAGTGCCCTGACGATAACTTAAACTTGGACGAAGATCTTCTAGTGAGAGAAATGAGAACACTATCTCCAGAAGGGTATAATCTTCGCGAGGGTGGTGGTAGCACTGGAAAAATGAGCGAATCAACAAGACATAAGATTAGCGAAGCAAAAAAGGGAAAGAAAAGTCATAATTTTGGGATACCAAGGCATAAGGAAACGAGACAAAAGATTAGCGAAGCGAAAAAAGGCGAGAGAAGTCATATGTGGGGGGTTGTACGGAGTGACGACACAAAAGAAAAGATCAGCGAATCGATGAGTGGTGATAAGAATTACAACTCTAAAAAAGTATATCAATATGATCTTGGAGGAATTCTACTCGGAACGTTCGGGTCGTGCAGAGAAGCTGCGAGACATGTAGAAGGAGATGGGACGAATATCAGCATGTGTGCTCGTGGCGTTCGTAAAACCGCGTACGGTTTCAAATGGTCGTATGTGTAAAGTTTAGAAACCATATATTTCTGTCGGTTTTTCAGATGGCGGTTCTTTAAGAGAATTGAAATACTTGTGCTTCAATATTTCCTGAGGGTTTAACGACGGGATTTCGTGCGGATGCCTGTCATCTGTGAAAGTTTCGAGACTTTCTAAAAACTTATGAGTTTCAGTATATGGATTTGTTCCATATGCTTTTGTAAAACATTTATAGACTGATTTGATAAACAAGTGAACGTCGTAAGACACGTTATTATCTTCGCTTACTTTGTAATTTCCAGACGTAACTCTTCCATTATTCAGGATTTTAACTCTCGGGACGTGAACAAAATCATAATCTGTCACTGCGACTGCGTATTTACTTCCCGTATAAAAAACCACGCCGTCAACATCGTAACTCGAAACAATTTTTTTACGGGTATTTTTAATTAGAACGTTATTCGTTGACAGGTCGTTGTGTCGAAACCCCGGTAACGAATGTTGCGTGGCGGCTATCGTATAAAGAATCTGAAATATAATAATCTTGATTTCATTTTCGTCGAGAACTTTACGTGTCAGAAAATGCGTGAGATCCGTGTCGAATAATTCCATGAACGCGACGTGGTTATACGTCCTCTGATATGGAGTGAGTTTTTTTAATCTCTTTTCCAATCCAGGAATCTTAACTGCAAAATTCTTCACATCCTGCTCATCGAACACGTGGACAAAATGCGGTGTTATTTTTTTATTTAATAGCACCATTGTTACCTTGGAAAACTTCTCGGATACAAATATAGAATCTTGTTCTTTCTCGCGTTTTGCACCTTCGTTGTCTCCGTGCATTTTCTTTTTTATGAATTTGTCGATTGTATCTTCTGTGTAGTATGAAATCTTCATTGCAAACGAATCCCTCCCCCTTCTGACCGCGAAAATGTCTGAGTATTTGCCCGTTCCAATTGGTTTCAGTGAAATGTCCTCATCGGACATATCTGGCGCTAAAACATTAGACATTAATTTTATTAGTATAACACAATAGTTTTTTTCATTTTTTTTTACTTTTTAGATGATGGGTGTATTCCCTTGTGACGAATCATCCATATCGACAAACGTATTTCCAAGATAATATAAAAATATAATACATTATTACATATGGCCTCTTATAGATTATCACCAGAACCCCCTGGAAGCGACGAGTCTCATAAAATAAGATCGTCAGTTGAACAATTAGCGAATCTTCCAATACAGGAAGCACTATTGCTTGCGAAACAACGAGCGACGAGGCATGATGTATTTTATCCAGAAAAATATGGTGCGAAACAACTTGGAAAAGGAGCATATGGAACCGTATATTTAGTCAAAATGACCACTGAACTTTACTGGGAGATTTCGTCGCTTTTTCAATATGGCGGAGGGAAAATTATCACCCAATTTCCCCACGTACCAGCCCTTGTCGTAATAAAAATCACGAAGCAGAAATCAAACATGGCGGATTCACAATTCTACCAAGAAAATGTGCGCGAAAATTTAGTTCATAAACGTCTGTACACTGCACAATGTCTACAAGTAGGCACGAAGCCACTGTGTATCTCTAAATACGTCCCAAAGTTTTACATGTCGTGTATCATTGGGAAACCAAGGGATCATAAGTCGTTGACCGTTATGGACCCTGCAGGTAACACGGACCTTGATAAATTCGTTAGCGGTAAAAGTATTCCCGTGGCCCTCTTCATTGAAATCGAGCGGGCAATATGCGCGATGTGGTTGTCAGGGTACATTCATGGCGACCTCCATCGGGCGAATATTATGCTGGACACAAAAACGTCTGCTGTTAAAATAATTGATTTTGGGTTTGCATTAAAACTTCCTCCGCCTTTTGTGGCGATTCTCGGACGTAGAATATACAATAAAATAGCCAGAGGAGACATGGATTCCCTTGGAGACATCTGGACTCAAAAGCCGGTGGATGGCAAACGCCGTCTAGTAAATTACACGAACGGTGTGATGAAAGCTAAAGGGTTCCCGTGGTACAACCCGGACTATAAAATATTACGGACATTGTGGAATCAAGT